TAAGAATAGTATCACCAAGATGGTATACAACATCTCCTGGCTTTACCACCTTGTTCCAATTCTCTATTAGTGTTTCATTCATTTCTTCTATAGAAGAAAAACCGCGAGGCTCATATAGAAAAGGCTTATTATGGCTAACAAAAGTGAGTATCGCTGGTAAAGAATATCTCACTCATTTATTATCATCTCCTTTGCTCGTTCATCTTCATCCAGATTTGGCGCGCGAAAACTACCACACATATTTCTAATGACATTTTCCGGTACGTTCGCGCGTCCAGTACGATTCTTATTACGTTCTAGGCAAGTATTTACATCAACATTAAATACTACATAAATAATCTCATAGTTAGTAGTATATATGTCAATTCCTTCAGTAAGTTTACGGCGAGAAGCTTTATTAAGATGAGTAGCATCAGCAATCGTATCAAACCCATCAATTAGAGATTGACTAATAGCTTGTACAAATCTCTTAAATACTTCTTTTTCATGCGCAAAGTAATCCTCGTCTTCCATTAACATATCAAAACGAATGTTATCGCGCGAAACATAACGAATGTCATCCGTTTCACGATGTTCTTTAATAAACTGTTCTGCCCAAGTGCTTTTACCACAACCAGAAGGCCCGCAAAGAATATATAATTTAGCCATCATTCTTGCACCTCACATTCTTGTAAACGCCAATATTCATGACGAATTAAATCTGTTACAATAGGTCTAAAATATTCATCATTTGGTTTTCCAAAAGAACATTGAGCGTCTTCATTAGTATGAACTAATTTCATCCATTCTTCTGCGCGTTTTAATTCTGTAATACGTTCTAATGCTTTCTTTACAGTCATTAATCATCTCTCCTTAAAATAAATTGTGCGTGAGTATGAATATCAGGATTAAACCAATTATATTCTTTTTGCCACTTCTCGCCAAGATACGGAAGCTGATAACGACACTCAAAAATAGGACTATAATTATATCCTGTCAGTTTAAATATATCTTCTAATCGCCAAGAAAAATAGTTTTCTTTCATTTCATCTTCCCATCCGTTATTTATCCATTGTAATTTCATAAGAAGATGAGTCATATCACGCCAATTAGTAAGTACACCAAATTTATCTTTAAATTCTTCAGCATACTCTATTTGATTTTGAGTTTTATCCATAATCGTAAGTATATCTACTGCATCCCTACTAAAACCAAATTCAACCGGATCGTCGCAATACATATCACGAATTGTAATATAACGTGGCTTTAATTCATCAAGAAGTCTTTGGATAGCATCAATTCCGCCAGTAGAAGAAAATACTTCATGCAATACAGAAGAAAAGTTGATACAAATTTCTTCCCCAGGCGTGAAGCGTAAATAAGCAATTACTGCTCCTATATCCGTAAAATATCTTTCATTAGTATAAAATGGAATCTTGGCTCTTGCACGATTAATCAATTCTTCATTTATATCATATCCAATGAATTTAATATCTGGAAATAATGGCGCAAGATAATGAATCATCGCGCCATCAGCACATCCAAAGTCAATTACATATTTTACTCCAGGAATCTTATCCATGAAGAATGCCTTATCCCATACGGATTTGCTCATTTCAGTTGTATAAATATCAAGATTCATATACTAAACCTCTCTTTCTTTTTACATAAAAATTATATTATAATTTCAATAAAAAGTCAAATAAAAAATAGGGCAGATTTCTCTGCCCATATTGCCAGTCTTAATGGGGCGACTTTTGCGTTGACCGCATTATCCCACTGGCGCCGCACGGTGGCATTTTTCTGAAGCTGCCGCCACGCTTCTATATACACAGTCGTTTTTAACCGAGTGACTGGTACCTCGGTTCAGTGAGCGCCTCTAACCCAATTCTCGGATGCATCTAACCTAGCGCTCGTTCCCAACTTCCACATGCCTGCGACCTTTCAGCATAGTCTAGTCTTCGGGCAAACACACAAGTCAAAGGAGTTACTAGCTGTCACTTGTATGCTATTGTCCCTGGTCCCTCACCTTAACCCGTAAGGTTCTTTTATACTTGCGCGACCTACACCGCTCTTATTTGGCGGACTACACGGGCACGTCTCCGGTGGGCCTCCTATTTTCGTTAGGGGTTACCGAGCCGCAAGAGGGAATCGAACCCTCAACCTATCGCTTACGAAGCGATTGCTCTACCGTTGAGCTACAACGGCATATTAACTAAAAAGGTTATAATAGGAATCTAACCGATTGACCCATTTTTCATCATTAAAAAGATTTATACCTTCTTCATTGTATACTGTATATGAAGTATCAAAGAAATCCACCATACGGTCTGAGCCTGTATCATACACGATACTTGTACCATCTTTATAATAAATAGTAGCCACTTCATCGCCAGTTACTACTTCTAGTTCGATATTTTTAATTTTTTCTAATTCTCCAATTTCATATTCAAACGGATTACCATCATAATCTAATAATTTAAGTTTCATCTTTATGCCATTCCTCTATTTCAATTCCATTTTTTCTCATCCAATTTTGGAGCGGAAATCTCTCACTACAAGGATTAGTAGGTGTTTCAAAAACAATCAAGGCAAAGTCTACATCATCTAGTAGTTCATTTTTACAAAATTCAAATTTCAACTTTTTCAAATGATTTATAAAATCATTAAAGTCTAATTTACACAATTGCTGATAATATACTTGTAGAAAGCTACAGTCTTGCGGATGCTTGGGATTACACTTACCGGCGCATAGACCTTCACATTCTGCGCCCGGCTTAAGTGGTGGGCAATCAACTACTAGAACGCCGCGCTTATCTTTTTCTCCTAAATTTATATATTTTGGTGGCCATATAGCCGTTGATAATCCTACTAAATTGGGTGGAAAATTACGTATTTGATAATAATAGGAAGTATATATCTTCATCTTACAGCCTCCCAATAAAGTGGTTCACCAGTTTCTGGATGCTTTCCAGCAGTTTTACGAGTCCCATTTATTACTCGTCTAATTCCTTCTTTATCAATTTTTGCCCATGCCGCGGCTTGTCGTAAACTAGTGAATATAGTACCAGTATTTATATTTCTTACAGGATTACAATTTGGTGGATAATAAGGTGGTAACTTATCTACTTTGTCGCGACTCCATTGATATCCATAGGCACTAAAATGAGTTTTATCTGTAGGATCTAATGCCCGTCCAATGCTATTATCTACTAAATGGCCTAATGCTTTTGCCGCATCCTTTACATTATCATATGAAGCAACGTATTTTCCTTCTAATGTATATTGATGAACTGGAGTTCCTCCAAAAGAATATGAATGATTTTTTGATATAGCATCTCGTTTATGCGAACTTAAATTAGCTCTTTTTATTGCTTCATCTGTGCTATAATTTTTATAATTTTGTAATCTATCTCTAATAGTTTGTGATTTACAATTTAATTGTATAGCAATAGCTGCCACACACAGGCCCTTATCCCATAAAGATTCTATATCTTCTTGCTTTACTTTAATTGTTCCTTCTCCACCAAGTGTTTGATTATATCCTTTATTATAAGAATCATAATAACTAATCCAATATTGCTCTCGTTCACAAAGAATATTATTATCAATCGGGCATTCTTCAATAATTTCCATAGAAAAATTTTCTATTCCATATTTTCGCATTGCTCGATATAAGTGATATTGTTTATTTGGATTATTTATTGCTACTTTATGTTCACTCCAACGTCTTTGTATATCAAATGCTTTACCAATATAAATTTTATTATTTATATTATTTGTAATTTTATATATTCCACAACTCATTTGCATCACCTTGCGCCCAATATGATGTATATATCTTCATTCTTTCGGCCACCAATCTACTTCTGGTATTTCCGCTTTTTCAAAGCGTTCTGTCTTTTGATTCCAAATATAATACCAACATTTAGAACGAGGTACTAGTGGATAAAGACCGGGTGTAACTTCCTTTATCATAGCCGCATGAGCATAATGGTCTTGAATATCACACCAGTTCTCTTCTACTGCTTTTATAGCAATATCTTTTTCATGATAAAATCCGACACGCTCATCAAGTCCATAATCAAAATATCCATCTTCAATCAAAGTCCAGGGTTTCTGATAAACATGAACTTCATAAATTGGTGATTCACCTTTATTCATATTATTCCTCCATAAACTAAATATGCCTAGTTAAATAAGTGTCGCAGCCTTCGCCATACCTCAATTATTCTTCTACTATATTCAGTAACGATTGACCTGAAGGCTGTGACCCCGGGAGCTACCCTGAATCATCTTCAAGCCGCGCCAAGCGCCTGCGAATCGGTAGGTCTGACTACCTACAAGCCTCACCCACGGGATAACCCGCATCCCCAATCACTACAACTGGAGAAAACCATTCAGCATTATTTGTTCTCCTCTAGAACATCTTTTATTAAATGCATTAAGTTTTCGTTGTTTTGGGCTACTACTACGGCAAACCTTGCTTATACCCGATTTCTCGGTTCAACAACGATACTAACGACTTGTTGGTGTTTCCAGAGTTTGATATAGTTACCAGCCATACCCTTATCTGGATTCTGACTACGCTTTTAACGCTTGTCTTTCTATTATGTCGCCGCGAGGAATCCTACTTTTAATAGCGAATATTGAAGCACTTGCCCATGATATTTGGATTTTATCCTTTATCCAAATGCCCTCACGAACATCCGGTCCGCTCCTTATAAGCTATCGTTCATAAGTTCTGCGGATATCATTCGAGCAATCTCAGCAGCGTGGTTAGCGCATCTACACTGAGTTCAACATTTATTTAACTAGGCATATTCAGTTGTATTGTTGTGAGGTTTCCCTCTCAACATAATAATTATAGCAGAAATTCTGCTAAAAGTCAAATAATAAATTTAATGATTTTTCAAAAAATTTATTATTTATTGTGGCAGTCCCTGGTAGAATCGAACTACCTCATTTCGGGTCAAAGCCGAATGCGCAAAGCCAATACGCTAAGGGACTATAGTAACGGAGAGCCTGAGCTTGCGCCCGATTTATGGCTTTATTTAACGACCTCCAATGGCTCTCCTGCTCGGTCGTAGCGACACTAGCACGGCTCGAACGTGCATACCCTTTTACAAGTAACCTCGACTTAGCAGGTCGGTGCGTTACCATTCCGCCATAGTGTCATTCTTCTTTATTATATCTATATTCTTCCGGAAGTATTACATGAAGAAATTCTCTATAATATTTTGCCATATCTTCTGTAGATTTGAAACCTACAACAGTTTGTGGTTCATAACCATGCTTGTATAATAACATATCCATAAATTTCAAACAATTATAAACTTCATGTAATTTTTTGTCCATATTTCCTCCTAAAATAAAAAAATGCCGCGGAAGAGTTGCGGATACTACTCGGCCTCTTTCAAAACAGGTCTCTTTTAATACCCTTGCGGGATACCAACGCGGCTATATTAAGAGGAACTTCTTCTATTACTTTTCGCAACAAATCATATTGATTTTGCCCTTTCTACCACGTTTGTTCCTCTTTACAATTAAATTATACTATAATTTTTACTCATTGTCAAGTATTTGATCTTTCATCTCTTCGATGCGTTTTTCATCAGCGATACACCAATTCTTTCTATTAGTGCCAAGACTCTTACGTTTACCTGTTTTGGCGCGACATATTGGACATGAACAATGAATTTTATTTTTGCTATACTGATGAAGATTATCATAATAATCCCATCCATAAGCATTAATAATTTTCTTTTTACGAATGGCTTTTTTCCAATCATTGTGACGTTTTTCTGCTAAGTTACGCATATGCATCACTCCATTATAGTATAATATATGTGGGTAAGGATTTGCACCTTACATAGTTGGCTACCCGCTCAATTTAATGGCTGATTGTCACCAACCTCGCGCAGCGTCTACCTATTTCGCCACCACATAAAGCGTAGATGGGAGGAGTCGAACCTCAACCGTTCATCACGATCGCACCGCTTTCCAGGCGGGCACCAGACCACTCCGGTATCCTTCTACATATTATTTGCTTTTCTAGCGTTTTTGCCCGCGTAATTATCTGTTTGAGAATGACAATTTGGACACAACCAACAAAGATTTTCTAACCTATTATCATTATTAATTCCATTAATATGATGAAGTTGTAATTTTAATTCATGTCCTTGCCATTCACCAATATTTCCACAATTGACACATTTATATGGCAGTAATTTTAAATCATAGACATATTCTTTAATTCTTTTTCCACAAACAAATGAATCTTTGGTAAAGATTTCATCAACTGTATATCGTTTCTTTGCCTGACCTTGTGGTTCACGACCATAATTTGGATTGAAATGCTCAATATTAATACCAAATTCAGCAATTTTCTTTTTTATAGTAGGTATTACACTACTACTTCTAGGATTTCTACCCGCTTTTCGCGCAACTTCTGTATAATTATGACTTTCTGCGCATAATTCTTCTAACCATTCTTTTGTATATGGTCTTATTTTTCCCATATTATCACCTCTAATAAGCGACAGGCGGTGGACTCGAACCACAAGCAACTACGCTCACACTGTTTTCGAGACAGGTTCCACGCCTTGCAGATTCACCTGCCAGATGCCGGCGCGCTTGTCCGGTTTAGCTACCTTATATTAAATCATCTTCCATATAAATTACTTGTTTACCATGCATAATAGCATATTCAATTTCACTACGTGTACTAGCACCAATATATCCGTCTTTATTAATTACATAAATAGCGTCCGCCATATCAATTTTGCGCTTATGAATATCATCAAGCATTATTTTTTGTTCTTCCGTAAAAACATCTCCACTATGTCCATAACAGCCAACAGAAATAACAATGTTCCCAGATAAAGTAAGCATTTTATTAATACGTTCAAAATCATCTTTAAACTTCGTACTCCCACATAAAGTAATCACTTTATAATTACCAATCATAATAAATACCTCAGATAAAAATTTGCCTAGCGTTTCAGATACTTTTAACGGTGTCCACCAGTTCATAAAGTGTCGGCTTTTGTTCTCCGTATTCACGCATAGTCCTTTCAGTATCATACGGGCTACAGGACTCATCTATAGTGGCTGGATTCACACTTCCTATCCCCTACCCTATAGAGATGTTTTTTATTTTTATAGCGCCTACTACATACGGCGCGAGAGGTCCAGATGGGAGTCGAACCCATTAACACGAGAGTTGCAGTCTCGCACCCGGCCGCCGAGTATCGGATAGATAAACTGGACCTGGAGGTAATCGAAACCTCATCTCCTGGGTGCAAACCAAGTATTCTAGCCGTTAAACTACAAGCCCATAATAAATGTGTCACCTTCATTGGCCGTGGTGCGCTTGCTATGCATAGGCGTGAACCCTCTCGCAGTAGTGACACGGGATGCGTCAAATCCATCCACTGGGTTGTTCGCGAAACAACAAGTAGTGCCAGGGGTGGGAGTCGAACCCACAAAATTACGCTGGTTCTAAGCCAACAGCATATTCCATTTCTGCTACTCTGGCATATAATAGGTGGAGTCCTTCTCCATTTGCTGCCAAGAAACCATCCTGGTCTTACGCCGTCCTTCTTTAAACGAACCTATTATACCTCTCGAAAGTATTTACGGTGTTATCGAGTCTCACCCTTTAATACCATAACGCTCCAATAAATTAATAATTGTAATAAATAGGGCAGGAGCTTACCCAACGCGCCATTTTTGTTTAATAATTGTTAGTTAGGCGCGAAGTACCCTATCTCGGATTCGGACCGAGACTACACTGATTTTGAGTCAGTTCCCTCTTCCAGTTGGGGTAATAGGGCATATGGCAGGAAACCAAGGATTCGAACCCTGACCAAACGGGTTGGAGCCGTGTATGCTATCCATTACACCAGTTTCCTATAAAGTACAAGACCTGTTATATAGCTAGTTAGATTAAAAGTCCAATGCTTGAAAAGAGTTGCTGACAGGTCTTCAAGCAGTCCTACAAGGATTCGAACCTCGACCTTCTGAGTCAGAGTCAGACACGCTGCCTTTACACCATAGGACTATATACCCGCTGAGCATCCTATTGGCGCGCTTTCACCATGCGGGATCTCTATTGTTTATTTGCTAGCAGAATTTGAACCATTAACTATAGCGAGTAAGTCGGGATGGGTAGATTCGAACTACCGAAAACCTCCTGTTTATCAGACAGGCGCTCTAAACCAACTGAGCTACATCCCGGAAGCTTCCCCAGTTTCAACTTACAACGTAACGCCTTACTGGGACTGCGGCTACAATTCATATGTCTAGATAACGCCGATTTGCTCTTGCAGCAGTAGGCATTGTTCATCCCAAGCGGATATATCGTTTCACCTAACTCGGGCGTAACACTACCGCCATCCTTCCGCGCCTTGTAGTCACAGCCATATCGGGTGGATTAGTTATTTTCATTATATAGGTGAGCATACTTGGCTTCAAGTTCAGTAGCATATCGCCATTTAAAATGACCTGCTCCCAATCTACGATTATGACAGCAATCTTGAATATGACTATACTTGATTCCTGTTGCTCTTGCCGCGGCATAAGCAGAAGGATAAATTGCTTTAATTTTATTCTTCTTAATTTGTGCTACAGGTTTACTTGGATTCATTAATAATCTCCCATTCATCTTCATCGGGGATAAGCGCACAGCCACCCCAACTTCCATGAATCTGTTTGGCATCATCAATATATTCAACGATACCTTCCTTACCGGTATACTGCGGTTCACCATCCATACAAATAATACGAATCTTGTCTCCAACTTTAGGCATCTTTATTCACCATCTTTTTAATATAATCATTCAAAAACTTCATAAAGTCTGCATCTTCTGCATAAAAAGTATGGCATTTCTGCGTAATATTCCACGCATTCATAGCATTGCATACTAGCTGACCAAAACGCCAATCTGGTACTTTATGCCAGAGTTCTGCAAGTTCATCGCAGTAATAATCAATTCGATTCGGATCTCGCATTTTCATGCCCCTCTCTTTCTTACATTAAAATTATAATATAATTTCAATTAAAAGTCAATTATTTAAATTTGAAATTAAATCACAAATTCGTTCACATGAATGACCGTCACACATATTTGCTACTTTATTTATACAATTTTTCTCTACTTCAGTTAATTCATATGTAGAATGTAATAAATCTAATAATTCTTTTTCATTGGTAGCAATTTTTGATGAATATTCTTGTGGATATTTCATATACATTCCACGTCGATTTACATAATCAAAATTAGGACTATACAAAATGGAAGGCTTATTAAG